AAAAAAAATTATTATTTGAGGTAGGTGTTCTTGAAGAATCCGAAGATGAATTAAATAGAAGAAATATTGTAGGACCTTTTAAATTCTCGGAAGATGGGTCTACGAACTCCTAAGAGTAAACCTAAAAAAACAAAAACACTAATTGTCGATGGTAACGTTCTTATGAAACGTTCTTATAACGGAGCTAAGAACGTTTACCATAAAGACAAACACATTGGTGGTATATCTGCTTTTTATAGTACTTTACGAAAATTAATCTCTGAACATAAGATTGATAAAGCTGTAATCACTTGGGACGGTGAAAGAGGTGGTACTTTGCGTTTAGATTATTATCCTGAATACAAAGAAAACAGACCTAGATTTTTTGACCAAGATTACGAAATCCAAAAACTCAGAGTTAAACAATACGCTGAGGACCTTTTCATTAGACAATATGAACATCCCGATGTTGAATCAGATGATTTAATAGCTTTCTATTGCCAAAACAGAAAGAAGATGGAGGAGGTTATGATTTACACTAATGATAGAGACCTTTGCCAATTGATTAATGAAAACGTTACAATATTCTTAGCAGATAAAAGAATGGAGGTTGGTATAGGTAATTACCAATGGTTCTTTGAACACCATTATTCAAATGCTGGGTTAATAAAGATGATTGAGGGATGTAAAAGTGATAACGTTAAGGGTATTGATGGTGTAACTGAAAATACACTCTTAACACACTTCCCACAACTAAAAGAACGTAACGTAACATTAGAAGAAATATTCGAATCAAGTAAACTTATACAAGAAGAAAGAACGACACCACTAAAAGCATTAGATAACATCTTAAACGGTGTATCTAGAGGAGTCCATAAAGGACCATTCTATGAAATAAATAAAAAAATAATTGATTTAAATAACCCTTTATTACCTGAAGAGGCTAGAGAATCAATTAGAAATTTAGTAGAATTACCATTAGACCCCGAAGGTAGAGATTACAAAAACGTTTTAAAAATGATGATAGAAGACGGAGTAATGTATGTAATACCTGGAGGTGAAAACGGTTACCTAAATTTCATGGAACCATTTATTAATTTATTAAAAAAAGAAAAGTTAAACTTTAAAAACCAAAAAAAATGAAAAAATTTGAATTTGTATTGTACATTAATGGGAACATTATCTGTCAAAGATTTTTCGCAATCAAAAATTTTAATAACAAAATTTTAAATTCTTTAGAATTAACTGATTGTGTAAATGATTGTGTAAAACTTATTGAGGACGACCTCAAAGAAAAAACCTATGAATACTTGTACAAAAATTACAACCCTTACAAAGAACAAACCAAAGAAGAAATCCTAGTTGAAAACATTTATGATAATGAAGACATTTTTGATTTTGAAATTAAGATTGATGAGAAATGTGTGGTTAAAAAGAGGTTCTCTGGTAACGTTTATCCACAACGTGTAAGATACTCTGTGGATGTTCGTAAAATTATTCCTGCCTTAATCAAAGAAATACAAGAAGTATTTTCTTTAGAAAATTTTAGTGTGGAATATAGTGGAATTGCACTGTAAATATATACTTATTATTATAAATGTTGGGTATGAGTAAAGAAGTTACATTAGGTTATTTAGGATATAAGTTTCAAACAGAGTTTATTAATCAAATTCTACATCCAGCAAATAAAAAATTCTCAGATAGAATTATCGATATTGTTCACGCGAAATATTTTGATAATGAGTATTTCAGGTTGATTATTGCCACAATAAAAGATTATTTTGAAAGATTTGAAAAAGTTCCTGCTTGGGATACATTAGAAACTATTCTAAAAGTAGAAATTAAGGATAAGATAACCCAAGATTATGTGTTTGAAATCACAAAAGAAATAAGAAATCTAGGTGTTGAGGATTGGGAATTTGTTCAGGATAAAGCCTTAAATTTCTGTAGACAACAAGAACTTAAAAAAGCCAACGATAAGATATCAAAAATTATTGATGACGGTGATTTTGATAAGTATGAAGAGTGTGCAGATATAATGAAAGAAGCTCTTTCCATCGGAGCTGAAAAAGATGATGGGACATCAATTACCGAAGGTTGGGATACAGTGTTACAAGAGGATTTTAGACATCCAGTTCCTACGGGAATAAGTGGTATCGACGAATTAACTGACGGTGGTTTATCACGGGGAGAATTAGGGGTTATTCTAGCACCTTATGGTGTTGGTAAAACAACAATTCTAACCAAAATAGCAAATACCGCATATAATGTGGGGTATAATGTTTTACAAATTGTTTTTGAAGACATACCTGATGTTATCAAAAGAAAACATGCCGCTTGTTGGAGTGGGATAGAACTTAACTCTCTATCTGACGAAGAAGAAAGAGTCATGGAAGTAATTAAAGAAAGAACAAATGGTAAAGAAAACGATTTAGTTATTCGAAAGTTTTCGTCTGAAGGAGTTACGGTTAATCACCTTAAAACCTACGTAAGACATTTAATTTCAGTTGGGTTTAAACCTGACATGATTGTATTAGATTACATTGACTGTGTTGAATCGGCAAGAAGATATAACGATGAATGGTCAGGTGAGGGTAACGTCATGAGAGGTTTTGAATCCATGTTAGCTGAATATGGTATGGTGGGATGGACAGCGGTTCAAGGTAACAGGGCGTCAATCTCAGCTGATGTAGTAACAGGGGACCAAATGGGTGGGTCAATTAAAAAGGCTCAGATTGGTCACTTTATAATGTCTATCGCAAGAACTCTAACACAAAAAGAAAACAATAGAGCAACGATAGCGGTTTTAAAATCTAGATTCGGTAAAGATGGTGTTATCTTTGAGGATTGTACGTTTGATAATGGTCGAGTATTCATTGATACAGAAACTTCAGACACTTTCTTAGGTTATGAGAGAAAGGTTGAGGAAAGAAAAGATGAGAATGTTCGTGAAAGATTGAAGATGGCAAAACTCAGAAAAAAACAAAAAGATACTGAAGAAAGTATTAATTAATAATTAAAAGTTTATAAAAAATTTAAAAAATGGAATTATCAAATCAGATTCTATCAGACATTACTGTCTACATGAAATACGCTAAGTATTTACCAGAAAAACAAAGAAGAGAAACTTGGGAAGAGTTGGTGACAAGAAACAAAGAAATGCACCAAAAAAAATATTCTCATTTAAAAGAAGAAATTGAAACCGTTTATAAAATGGTTTATGACCGTAAAGTTTTACCATCCATGCGTTCATTACAGTTTGGGGGGAGACCAATTGAAATCTCACCAAACAGAGTTTATAACTGTGCTTTCTTACCGATTGACCACATTGATGCATTTCCAGAAACAATGTTCTTATTGTTAGGGGGTACAGGTGTAGGTTATTCAGTACAAAAACACCACGTTGATAAGTTACCTGAAATTAGAAAACCAGACCCAAACAGAACTAGACGATATGTAGTTAGTGATTCAATTGAAGGATGGGCTGACGCAATCAAAGTTTTGATGAAATCTTATTTTGGGGTTAATTCATCAACACCTATCTTTGATTTCTCAGACATCAGACCAAAAGGAGCTTTATTGGTTACATCAGGTGGTAAAGCACCAGGTCCACAACCACTTAAAGATTGTGTTCACAATATTAAAAAAGTGTTGGATGCTAAGGTAGATAGAGAAAAACTAACAACACTAGAAACACATGATATTGTATGTCACATTGCTGACGCAGTATTAGCTGGTGGTATCAGAAGAGCAGCACTTATCTCATTATTTTCAGCTGACGATGATGAAATGATTTCGTGTAAATCAGGACCTTGGTGGGAACTTAATCCACAAAGAGGTAGAGCTAATAACTCAGCAGTTCTATTAAGAAACAAAATCACTAAAGAATTCTTTATGGATTTGTGGAAAAGAGTCGAGTTATCTGGAGCTGGTGAACCTGGAATTTATTTTTCTTACGACAAAGATTGGGGAACTAACCCTTGTTGTGAAATTGCTCTTAGACCTTATCAGTTCTGTAATCTTTGTGAGGTTAACGTATCAAACATTGAATCACAAGAAGACTTGAATGAGAGAGTTAAAGCGGCAGCATTTATTGGTACGTTACAAGCTGGTTACACAGATTTTCATTACCTAAGAGATGTATGGAAACGAACTACCGAGAAAGACGCCTTAATCGGGGTATCAATGACAGGAATTGGTTCAGGTGTTGTATTGGGTTATAATATGACTGAAGCTGCTGAAATGGTTAACGCTGAAAATGAAAGAGTAGCTAATTTAATTAATATTAATCCTGCAGCAAGAACAACAACTGTTAAACCAGCTGGTACAACATCATTAACACTTGGAACTTCTTCAGGTATTCACGCTTGGCATAACGATTATTATGTTAGAAGAGTTAGAGTTGGTAAAAATGAGGCTATTTACACATACCTTTCTATCTACCACCCTGAACTAGTTGAGGACGAAGTATTTAGACCACACGATACAGCAGTTATTTCTGTACCACAAAAATCACCACTAGGCTCAATCCTTAGACATGAGTCACCTTTTGAACTTTTGGAAAGAGTTAAAAAAGTATCACAAGAATGGATTAAACCTGGACATAGAACAGGACAAAATACACATAACGTTTCAGCAACAATTTCATTGAAGGATGAAGATTGGGATTTGGCAGGTGAATGGATGTGGACTAATCGTAAATTCTATAACGGATTGTCAGTTTTACCTTATAATGGAGGTACCTACCAACAAGCTCCTTTTGAAGATTGTGATGAGGAAACTTACCATAGAATGATGAAATCTCTATCTAACATAGATTTATCTAAAGTAGTAGAACTTTCTGATAATACTGACCTTAGTGGTGAGTTGGCTTGTAGTGGTGGAGCAGGATGTGAAGTGAAGTAATATTCATAACTTTATATAACATCATAAAAAGTAATGGTTAAAAATTAAACCCCTCACACGAGGGGTTTTTTATGCTTAAAATTTACATTTCATATTTATGGTATAAATTGTATAATTGAATATTTATAAATAAAAAGAAATGGCAGAAAGGTTTATAAACATAGCATTCCCATTTAGGGATGACGATACGAAAAACTATTTTCTTAAAATGAATAAGAATAGTTATGATGCTATTAAATCTGATTTATTACATCTTTTATTAACAACACCAGGGGATAGATTATATCTACCCGACTTTGGTACAAATCTAAAACAATTTCTATTTGAACCAAACGACAATCAAGTTAGAGATGACATTAGGAACGAAGTTCAAAACGCAGTTAGTAAATACATACCAAATTTAACAATAACAACATTAACTGTAGATAGACCCGATAGTAGTGAATACAATGGTAAGGGAGACCATTCCGCGGTAGTAAGGATAGATTATATTGTAACAGAAGGGGCATTAAATAAAGTAGATTTTGTAACTATCACAGTTTAAATAAAAAAAAATATGGCAACACAAAGTAAAAAAATAAATTATTTTGCGAGGAACTTCGCTGATGTAAGAACCGAACTAGTTAATTTCATTAAATTATATTACCCAGAAGTATTTTCTGATTTTAATGACGCATCAGTAGGGATGATGTTATTAGAGTTAAATGCGGCTGTTGGAGATATGTTATCCAATCACACAGACCGAATGTTTAACGAAACTTTTTTGGATTATGCACAAGAAAGAAAAAATGTTTTAGCTATAGCAAGAACATTGGGGTTAAAAGTACCAGGTCTAAGACCTAGTATTACTTTAGTAGATTACTCCGTTGTAGTACCTGTATACGGTGATACATGGGATATTAGATACGCACCAACGATTAGATACGGTTCACAAGTTTTAGGTGGTGGACAAGTATTTGAAAATTTAGAGGATATAGACTTTTCTTCACCTTATACTGTAGGTGGTACACCTAATAGATTAATTCTACCTAACATAGATGATAATGGTACATTACAAAATTATACTATAGTTAAAAGAGAGTTAGTAATTAATGGTTTAACGAAAATCTTTAAAAAGAGTATCTCACAAAGTGAGTCAGTACCTTTCTTTGAAATATTTTTACCTGATACAAACGTACTTTCAATTGAAAGTATAATAAATCTTGAAGGTACAAATTATAGTAATAACCCAACAATAGACCAGTTCATTGACCCAGATTTAAGATGGTATGAAATGGATTCGTTAGCTGAAGATAAAGTTTTTATTGAAGACACTAGTAGAACTACTGATAATGAAGCGGTTAAACCTGGTAAGTATGTTCACACAACAAGAAAATTTGTTAGAGAATTTACTGATAATAATTACTGTAAATTAACTTTTGGTAGTGGTGTTAGTACAGACGATGAACAATTACAAAACATATCTACAACTGGTATAAAAATAGGTGACTTTATAAATACTACAGCTTTAGGTGAAATAATTAAACCAAACACAACCTTATTTATTAGATATAGAGTTGGTGGTGGACCTAGTAGTAATATAGGACCTAATGCTATAAACGCAATTGGTAATGTTACTTTAAATGTAAATGGACCCAACACACCAACAAATCAATCGGTAATAAGGTCGTTAAGAGTTAATAACCCAATTCCAGCAATAGGTGGAGCTGGGGTACCTTCAGTTGACCAAATAAGACAATATACAAAGTATAATTTTGCCTCACAAAATAGAGCGGTTACTATTAAAGATTATGAAGCTATTTTAGCTAAAATACCTGGTAGATACGGCTCACCTTATAGACATAAAATAGCTGAGGAACAAAATAAAGTAATTATTTATACACTAGGTTTAGATGCTTCAGGTAAGTTAACAAACCAATCTACTAATACTCTAAAAGAAAATATAGCAACTTGGTTATCAGATTATAGAATGATAAATGATTACGTATTAGTTGGTGATGGTAAAGTAGTTAACCTAGGATTTGAAATAGACTTATTTATAGATAAACAGATTAATCAATCAGAATTAATTAATAACGTTATTACTAGTGTTAAAAATTATTTTGATGTTAAGAAGTGGGAAATGGGTGATAATATTTATATCGCTCAATTGGTTGAAAACATTAATAATGTTGGTGGTGTACTAAATGTTATTGATATAAGAGCTTACAATTTAATAAGTTCTCCTTATTCATTAAACCAAACATCACAAAATTTCATACCAGAATCTTTAGTAAATGGTGTTATACCATTTAATAATGGTAAACTAATTGATTTAGGTTCTGATTACGCTTTATTTGGTGATATAGACTCTATGTTTGAAATTAAGTTCCCTGAAAGGGATATAAAAGTAAGGATTAAGAGAAGTTCGACTGTAACTGAAGGGTAACAATGGAAAGAATTGAACAACTATTGGGTAGGGCTAGATATAAAATGGCCCCTGACACTAATTTTAACTATAAATTAAATTTAGATAGCAGCCTTAGTCCGTTAAAAAATAATTTTAATAAAATTATTTCAATCCTTAGTGCAGACCAAGTTTTTCAAGATGAAAGAGACAATTCTACAAAATATAGAATTCTAGGTAGATTAAACATTATTACCGACAATTCAATTAATTACACAGCAACAACAGTTACAACAGGGGCTAACCCACAAACTATTGGTATAACAAGACCAAACAATTCTGATTGGACCCCACTTTTTGGTTCTGGTAATGTAATAACTAATCAAAACCCACCTATACCAAATAATTGGGTTTTACAAATACTGTACCCTAGTAAAATTGATAAATACACTAAAGTAGGAGACAATCAGGCTTATAAAGGTATTACTATAAAAAATTTAATTTCTACTGACCCTTCTGGCACTAAAGAACAAGTTTTATTGGAGACCCAACAAAAAAATAAATTGGTTGAGGGTGATTTTTGTTACATATACAGTAACACACATAATAGTATTTATACTGGTTTTCATGATGTAGATTTTTTAGGTGTTAACGGACAGTATTCGGAAACAAAATTTAGGTTAACAACTAAATATATTGGTCCCGATAATGAATTGATTTTAAAAAGAGTGATAAATGTTTCTGATAACGACATAAATTTTCTTAACACACAGAACATTATAAAAGTAGTATCTACAGATTTAAGTGGAACCTCTACTAATGCAAATTATACCAAAGTAACTACAGGTAACCTATCACCCAGCTTTTCAGCATTAACACATAATTTAAGGGTTTCTGATTACATAGACATAAGAACCGTAAATGGACCTTTTATACTCAATGGTTTATATAGGGTTGAAAAAATTATTGATAGATACAATTTTATTATTGATTTAAAAATAAGTAATATACCTGGGTTAAATATTAATAATTTAAGTATACCATTTAGAAGAATGGATGGTATACCGTCAGATTATTATATAAGAAAATTTACTTTGTTAACAGGTAATGATTACGAAGTTAATAAAGCAACTTCATTTGGTACTAACATTTACC